TTGTAAAACTCCGCCACCGCTACCGCCACCGCCACCGTCTCCGAATCCGCCTCCGAATCCGTATCCGTATCCGTATCCGTATCCGTCTCCGTATCCGCCACCGTCTCCGCGCCCGCCTCCGCTACCGTCTCCGCGACCGGTACCGTCTCCGCGCCCGCCACCGCCTCCGCTACCACCGCCGCCGCCTCCGTATCCGTCTCCGTATCCGTCTCCGTATCCGTATCCTCGCCCGCCACCGTATCCGCCGCCACCGCCACCGCCACCGTATCCGTATCCGTCTCCGTCTCCGCCTCCGTATCCGCCACCGCCACCGTCTATTACGCCCGTCATTGTAAACTCCGTTCCAGTGCGTCAGCCCACTTGCCGCCTCCGGCGTCTTTAAGTTGCCGGATCGTCATAGTGACGTCAGCGTCCAATCCGCGCTCGTCTAACCATGTTTTTATGCCGCTACGACACGCTTTCGTGAGACGTTTAAACAAGCTGACTGAAAATCGAAAATTTTCAGCCCGGTACTCTAGCTTTTCTGCGTTTGATAGTGGCTCTGATATCCCGAGTTTTTCGCGCGCTTCTAATATAGCTTCAACTACGCTATCTCCGTGTGCACACGCCACCGCGCCGGGGAGTTCCACGAAATACGATTTTCTACCGCGGCTATCGTAGAGAATCTCGACTATTTCGCCGCCCGGTGCTGTGAAAATCTCACCTTCTGTGCGCAACTCTATGCCGTCCCTGTATGCGGGCCGACGCGTGTTTATTGTTGTCACGTTATGCGCCATATTTCAGCACCGACTGCCAGGCCTCCGCCGTCATCTCTGCAATTTCTAACCCCGCTGGGTTTATAATCGTAACAGTCGGCAACACAGCCCCGATACTGTGCTCTGAGCCGGTTTTCAGCCCATTTGCAGCAACGTCGGAAATTGAACCCGAGCTGTCACGAGTGTATACACGCCACAGTCTGCGCACTGACGATAACTGAATCGTGCTCGATGCGAAATCAATCGCTACGACAATTCCGGCGTGTACCCCCGCGACGTTTGCGCGAACAATTACTGATTTACCAACAATATTTTCCTGCAGAGTGTTTTTAGTTTCCATTAATGACCGCCTCCTTTGACGGTTTTTTGTTTGTTTGTTATCTGAACAGAATTTTGAGCGCTCGATTGCGCACGAGTAGCGAGATATTGCCGCCCGTAAATTTTTGCGCCTCAGCAATGAGTCGACGCATCTCGTCGGAGTTGACTTTGAAAGCTACTATGATTTTTCTAGCGTAAGGATTCGGGATTGATTTTGTCTTAGTGCTCATTATTAGTAATTTCCGATTGCGTCAGCTTCGACTTCTGCGTTAGACCAGCGAGCATACTGCAACAAGTCCGCGAGCGAATCTGCAGCATCTTGCGCGTCGGCTGTCATCGATACTTCGCTATTTGAGCTGTAACAATCGATCGTGTGTCCAGCTGCAATGCGTTCGATAAAACCCGCAATTTTCGAGCAAGCGGCAATTTTTCGCATTGCAGTGACTGAAATTTGAGGCGAGACGCTGAAACGCAAAATCTCACTGCTGTAGACGCTAGCGGGTTGTCCTGCATCACTACTTATCCCAAAACGCATTTGTACTGCGTCATCGTCATCAAATGCGACTTCTAAATATGCAGGTTGCGCAGTGATTTGTCCATCATAGTGTTCATGCAGCGGTGCGAGATTGTTTTTGTCGAAAGCCGACCATACTATTTTTTTCTTCGTCATTTTTAAGTCCTCATTTCTAATCGTTGCTTAGTTGTTATGGGGCATTGTGTCATAAGTGTAACTGTCCGTCAAGATAATAGTTGAGGCTTTTATTATGTGCGGTGCGTCAAAGCAACTACATTACACTACATTATGTGATGTAGTGGGATAAGCCTCCGATATCGGGGGAAAATTCGGTAAAACTACAATATGTACAATTCTTTTCTTGAGTTCTAAAAGTCATATTTTATATATATATATAGGGTAGGGATAGAGTTGAAACAAATGTAGTGCAATGTAGTTCCCCGCCGAGCCTACATCAGCGCGCGTTTCGGGCGACACATTTCAAAAAAAAGAACTGTGTCGTGAACTGTGGTTAGCACCGCGTCAATTCATCTTTTAGCGCTTATTACTGGCCCACTTTTGTCAAGCGTCACTCAAAGTTACACCCTGTCACCACCATTGCCTCAGGCACGCTATGGGAAGGGTTAAGGGTAGAGCGATGAAGATGCTTGAGACCCATACCGCGGCTATGATGGTGAGCATGTCGTTATCTCCTGTACATGCAGCAATCATGCAGCGTGATTGCTGCTTGATTGCTGCTTGTCAAGTATATAAGCACTTAGTGTGCCAACCGTAACTATCGGGAATGATTACTAAGCGACCGGTCTAATAGTGTGTAAACATTTGACACTATGTAAAAATTCCATATGGATGTCAGCATGTTATGGGAAGTCAAGGACTAAATAAAGAGGGGCGTGGGGGTCTCTTGACGGGGGGTACCCCCAAGATTCGGGATGCGGGATGGTGTGTGGGTTGACTCCGGCGACCGGCACCAATTTCACGGTGAATCTTGACGCACCGTGTAACTAAATCAAACTTGTCACATATAGCCGCTCATGCCACCATTAGTTATGCGAATGTTGTCGTCGATATTTTCAAATAGGGCGTTGTAACCAACCAATGCCCGACGACAACACACCACCTGAAACATCCAAAGACCTGCCACCACAGCCACTCTCCACCCAACCACAATCTGAATTAAAACCAGCGATGATCATTACATCTCGCGGCACAATCACATCGCCGATGTCACCGAGGTCAACCTACCAGTACAGAACGCTTGAGATGCAGGCAGCGATTGAGGATTATTACGCATCGGGATTATCGTTACATGCGATAGCGGCGATGGATGGGATGCCATCGTACGGCATGATTTTGCGGTGGGTGAAAGAGGATGCGGGGTTACGTCAAGCCCTTGAGGGGGCGCGTGTTGTGCGGGCGCTGCATTTTGAGGAAGAGGCGCTGAGGGCGGCTGAAGCAGCGATTGACAAAGACGACGTGCCAGCAGCGAGGCTTAAGTTTGACGGATATGTGTGGGGAGCAAAAGTTAATAATCCTGACAGGTACGGCAACAAGACGCAACTAAGCGGTGATCCGGATAGGCCACTCACATTCAACATCAGTACTGGTGTGCCGATTTCAGAAAACGATAAGGCGATAGAGTTAAATTCAGATGGCACGATAAAGAGTGATGTGAGCACAGACAATGCGTAAGCCTATTGTGATTGATAGTGACACACCCACTGACATCTCAACGGGATACACACCTCGTGAGCTTCAAGCGCGCATGCATTTATCTGTAAAAAGATTTAACGTAATCGTGTGCCATCGTAGGTTTGGCAAGACTGTGTGGGCGATAAATCATTTGATTGATAAGGCTTTGCGTTCAAAGCTGCCTATGCCTAGGTTTGCTTATCTTGCGCCAACCTACGGGGCGGCAAAGCGTATTGCGTGGGATTATCTGAAGTCATTTTGCATTAACATCCCCGGTGTTGAGTTTAACGAAGCGGAATTGAGAGTTGAGATACCGAGCAACAAAGCGCGCATCATGCTTTTGTCAGCTGAGAATCCAGGCAGTCTTCGCGGGATTTATCTTGATGGATGTATCTTAGATGAGTTTGCTGAGATGAATCCAGAGGCGTGGACGACAGTCATTCGGCCGACGCTAAGTGATCGTCGTGGGTGGGCTATATTTATTGGGACGCCGAAGGGGACGAATACGTTTTATGAATTATATGAGTATGCGCAAAGTGGGCAAGATCATGAGTGGTATAGTGCGAAGTTTAAGGCCTCTGAGACGGGGCTTATTAGGCAAGAGGAGTTGGAGTCAGCTCGTCGCACGATGGCAGAAGAAGAGTTTGAGCAAGAGTTTGAGTGTTCGTTTTCAGCGGGCTTGGTTGGGGCGTATTTTACTAAAGAGTTATCAGCGGCTGAAAAGCAAGGTCGCATCACCAAAGTCTTACACGACCCATCCCTCCCAGTTGACACTTACTGGGATCTTGGAATCAACGACATGTGCGCGATCTGGTTCGTACAAACATTACGAGGGCAGCACAGGGTCATCGATTATTTCGAAATCTCAGGGGCGAGCATCCCGGACGTCTTAAGAGATGTGCGCAGTAAGCCTTACAACTTTGGGAGATTTGTATTGCCGCATGATGCGCAGGCCAGAGATTTCTCGACGGGCAAAGCGCAGGTGCAGATATTTCGTGACCACGGTGTGAGAAACATTACGATAGTGCCGAGGGTGGGCACGAAGCGTGAGGGGATCAATGCTGCGAGGATGATCATACCGATGTGTGAGTTTGATCAAGACAAGTGCAAGCAGGGACTCAAGGCACTTGCGAACTATCAGCGTAAGTGGGATTCTAAGAATAACGTATTTCAGGATAACCCACTTCACAACTGGGCAAGCAACGGCAGCGACGCGTTTCAACAGTTTGGGTTAGGCGCAAGAGATGATTCGAGGAGTAGTGCGTTTTTAAATCAGATGTCTAGCCAACGACAGGCTCACGATGAGCCAACGGCTGATGTTGAGTATAACATTTACGAGTGAGGGATTATGGCGATAAAAACTCCTTATGACCAATATATACCAGGGTCGATACAACGACCCATTGATGGGCCAGTTGGTCGCATTCGTGCGCGCATGGCGCTTAAGGAAAACCCAACTGGTGGGATTGAAGGACAGGTTTTAGACCCAAACTCATCAGCACAGCCCGCTAGTGTGCGCGACCCGTTGGGAGCAAGGCTCAATATAAACCCGACACTGCTTGAGCAATATATTTCATCACCAGCTGGGCAATCTGGCGGGGGGGCGAAGCTCAGAGGCGCGCGTGTATTTTCAGCCCAAGATCGTCCAGGGTATTCGCCTGATCCAGGTGTGACGGAAGCCTACGCAGGGTTTTATGACTGGATGAAGACGGATAAGGAGAGGCTACGTGCGCATGAAGAGTATGTGGCGCTATCTAAAGAAGCGCCGGGGCGCCGTGAGTCAATCTTGGGAAGTAGTCAGGGAAGCAATCAAACAGTTTTAGGCGCGACAGTTTAAAGGGGTTTATACATGGCTGACTACGGGGACGCTAGTGACGGGCAAGAGGCGAAGAAAAAACGCGCCCAAGAGTATTGTAAGAAATTTGATAAGTTAAAGTCAGAGCGCTCTGTGTGGGAAACGCACTGGCAAGAGTGCATGGATTTTATCGTACCTCGTAAAAACGATATTACGCGCACATCCACACCTGGTGACAAAAAGAACACGGATTTGTTTGATACCACAGCCATCATGAGTAACCAGATGCTCGCTGGCATGCTTCATGGGATGTTAACCAATCCTGCGACGAAGTTCTTTGAGCTTATCATGGGTGATCCGGTTTTAGATGAAGATGAAGAAGTGAAGGCTTGGTTACAAGACTCTGGCGACCGCATGTTCACTGTCTTAAACAATTCTAATTTTCAGACTGAAGTACACGAAGTTTACATCGACATTGGGTCAATTGGTACGTCGACGCTTTACATTGGGGAGCACGACGATAAGATTGTGCATTTCGGTGCGCGCTCAATGAAAGAAGTTTACATTGAGGAGAACAATCTTGGGCTCATCGATACGGTCTACCGGGAGTTTAACTGGAAGCCTAGGCAAGTGGTGCAAGAATTTGGGTTAGATAATTTACCTGAGTGGGTAAAGGATCAACATCAAAAGGGCTGCGAGGATGATTGGACGATTTTACATTGTGTGCATCCAAGCTCTGATGACGGTGAGCGCGGCAAGACATTCCCATATGAATCAAAGTATCTTTTAAAAGATAAGCATCTATTTTTACACGAAGGTGGGTTTAAAGAATTCCCGTTTGCTGTGCCTCGTTGGACTAAGACTACAGGCGAGAATTACGGGCGTGGTCCTGGGATGGATATGTTGCCAGACATTAAGATGGTCAACAAGATGATGGAGACAACACTCCAAGGGGCGCAGAAAACAATTAACCCTCCGATGATGGTGACAGATGACGGAGTTATCGGGCGTGTTCGCTTGGTGCCTGGCGGTCTCACTGTTGTTAGAGCTGGTGAGCCCCCTATTCGTCCACTCATTACTGATGCACGAATTGATTTTGGGTATCAAGCGGTCGAAGATGTCAGAAAAAGAATCAGAGCAGGATTCTATGTAGATCAGCTACAGCTCTCTCAAGGTCCGCAGATGACGGCAACGGAAGTGATGCAGCGTACAGAGGAGAATCTTAGGCTCATGGGGCCAGTGCTTGGTCGCCAGCATTTTGAGTTTTTGCGTCCCGTGATTGAGCGCGTGTTTGGGATTATGGTGCGTCGCGGGCTTATCCCACCAGCGCCACAGGCAGTGCAGGGTAAGAAGTTTGACGTAAGATATTCATCGCTCATTGCTCGTGCACAGAGGATGAGTGAGGGGCAGAATCTCGCTCGTGCGATTTCAGTCGCAGCTCCTTTGTTCCAGCTTGACCCTGGCGCAGCAGACATTCTTAACGCTGATGAGGGTGTGCGCAATGTTTTTGGTGTGTACGGTGTGACGGCTAAAATATTTAGACCTCGCCGTGAGGTGGAAGAGAAGAGAAAAGCTAGAGCTGAAGCGCAGGCCGCCGCTGTTAAGCAACAACAAGAAGCGCATCAAGCAGCGGTCGTTGGGCAGACAGCTCCGGGAATGGCTCAGATGGCTCAAGTGCAGCGTGAGGGAGAAGGGGTATGAGAGCAGTAGCAGGAGATGCTCGGTCGCGTATTATCGCGTATAAGAATATTTTTGCAAGTGAGATGGGAAGGAAAGTTTTGTTTGATTTGATGAATAAGTTTCACATCTTAAACGCGCATGATGGAAACGCGTTGTCTGAAGGGCAACGTTCGGTAGTGTTACACATTTTACATCAGTCAAAAATTAATTTGGCTGATTTTGATAAACTTTTAGCGGGGGATATTGAATGAGTACTGAATTAACTGGGTCTGCCGGAGCGGGTAACGGCGAAGGTGCCGCCGCGGGTGCAGGTAGCGCAGGGGCAAGTGGTAACGTAGGAGTACAAGGAACACCGGGTGCGGGAAGTAATGCAGCGCCAGTGGATGCAGGCGCAAAGAAATGGCAAGACTCGCTACCTGAAGATTTACGAGGCAACGGGATGCTAGCGCAGTTTTCTGACGTTGGGACGCTGGCAAAATCGTATGTGCACGCGCAGTCACTCATTGGAAAAAAGGGCGTAATCGTACCTGGTGAGAAAGCAACGGATGAAGAATGGGCTGGGTTTTATAAAGCCATTGGTCAGCCAGATGCAGACAATTTTGAGATAAAGCTTCCTGATGGCAACAAAGTAAATGCCGAGTTCGCTAAAGAGTTTAAGGAAATGACGCACAAAGTGGGGCTTTTACCCAAGCAAGCTCAAGGCATGATGGATTGGTATCTCGGTAATGAGAAGAAATTTACTGATGAAGCCATGAAGGGGCTGCAGGCTGAGCAGGCAAAAGGGATTGAAGGGCTCAAGACAGAGTGGGGCCAAGGGTACACAAAGCAGATATCTCTTGCGCAAGCAGCTGTGCGAGAGCTTGGTGGGCCTGATTTGATTAAGCACCTAAACGACACAGGATTTGGCAACGACCCACAGCTTATTCGTCTTATGGCAAAAGCAGGCGCACTTCTTGGCGAGGATAAGATCCGAGGCGCAGGCGAAGGTCAGTTTGGGAAGACCCCTGATGAGGTTCGTCGTGAGATCAACGAGATCATGGGCAACCAGCAACATCCATACTTTGATAAAGCGCACCCTGCGCATAAGCAGGCAGTGGATGATATGGCTTTGCGATATCGGGCGCTTGGATAAGCGCATTTATATTGGCATGCGTCCCAATCGGTGTCATTATTAATGATATTCGGCCCAGTGTTTTTCGATCTTACATGGCGGTAAGATCAGGGTAGCCCGCAAGGGATAACTATCTTTCGTTTGGGGTAACCGAGGATGCCAGCATCTTCAACCAATTTTAACGAAAGGTAATTAACATGAATTTCCAGATAGAACAGTGGCGTGTTCAGCAATACGCGGCGAATGTATACCAGTTGGCTCAGCAGAAGGGGTCGCGTTTAGCACCTCTTGTGCGCAAAGAGACTTTCAAAGGTAAGGCTGAGTTTTTTGACCGCTTGGGTCTTGCGACAGCACAGAAAAAGCCAAGCCGTAACAGCGATACTCCAAACTTGGACATCGAACATTCAAGACGTATGATCACGACTGAAATGTACGAGTGGGCAACTTTAGTTGATCGCAAAGACAAGCTTCAGCAGATTCATAGCCCTGAGAATGAGTACGCCATTTCTGCTCGCAATGCTCTTGGCCGCTCGATGGATGACGTTTTGATCGACGCAGCTTTGGGTACTGCACGTGCAGGCGAAAGCGGAACGACTAACGTTGCTCTTGGTAACTCAAACAAGATCGCAGCTGTGAGTTCACTCAATGCGCTTGATTATTTGAACTTGAATGCACTTCTTGATGCCAAGTTTAAATTTGACGCAGCTGAAGTTGAAGGTCAGCGCTACTTGGTTTATCGCGCAGTGGATCTTCAGTCACTTCTTGGTCAAACACAACTCACGAGTGCTGATTACAACTCAGTTAAGGCATTAGTTGCTGGCGAAATTGATACCTTCTTAGGTTTCAAATTCATCCACTCTGAGCGTTTGCCGCTTGCATCGACGTATGATGGCAGCACGTTTTTGTGGGGCACTGATGGACTTTACTCCGGCGCAGGAACGGCTGTGCAGGTGACTGACCGCGCTTGCTTCGCATTCGTTTCTGATGGTCTCATCCTTGGTATGAACGAAGAGATGAAGGGCCGTATCGACGAGCGTGAAGACAAGTCTTATTCGGTTCAAGTGTACGCAAGCATGGATCTTGGTGGCGTTCGCTTGGAAGAAGAAAAAGTTGTCAGCATTTTAGTCAAAGCTTAATTAATTTTAAAGGAGAGAATCAATGGCCACAGTTTATAGCGTTGCCGCGACTAAGTACGCGACCACGCCAAAGACTTTGTTTGAAGCGTCTGAGTTTAAAGGCAACGCGTATGTTGCGTACGATTATTACACAGCCCCCGGTGTGATCGGCGCAGCTGACGTGATCAAATTCATGAGATTGCCCGCTGGTGCGCGCGTGGTTGAAGTGACTTTGAGTCACGACGACCTCGGTGCAACTGGTTCGTGTAAGTTTGGTTATGAAGCCAACGGTGTGGATGTTGCTGATGACGACGCGTTTTTGACCGCCGTCAATCTCAACGCTGCCGCCAACACGGTACAGATGTCTGATGAAGTCAACGTGCCTGGTTTTGGTAAACAGTTTACCGTGGAAACACAGTTGTCTGTCACCATGACAGCGATCACCACAGTGGCTGGGACGATCAAAATTGCCGTAACGTACGTCACCGAGTAAGGAATAAGGCCCTGAGTAATTACCCCATTTTACTCAGGGCCAATCTTTATGGTCACACAAACCGCAATATGTAATTCTGCGCTAGCGAAAGTCGGACAAGCTCCGATTCAATCTATTGATCAAGAAACGCGTGCTGCGCAGATTATAAAGTCTGTGTTTGATTTACTTCAAGATGAGGTGATGACTTCACATCCTTGGAATTTTGCGATTAAAAGGGCGACGATTACCCCTACAATCGTTGTCCCCGAATATGAGTATGAGCATGAGTTTGATGTACCAAACGATTGTCTTCGCGTGCTTGAAGTTGAGTCTGACCTTTTAGGTTCTTGGAGTGGGTGGCGAACGGGGGCATCCAATAATCCAATGGGCGGCGAGGGGTGGATGGTTGAGGGGAAGAAAATTCTCGCCAATGATTCTGAGATCAAGATTAGGTATATTTTTAGAAACGTGGATTACAATTCTTGGAGTCCGCCGTTTGCCGAAGTCATGTCATGGCGAATTGCGATGAACATCGCTTACGCATTAACGCAGTCAACAGAGCGCGAGACTTCTTGTGGTAACATGTACCGTGCAGCATTAGCCGCAGCCAGATCTACTGATGGTGCTGAAGGCACTTTACGTGGGTTGATCGCCGATGAGTGGACAAATAGCCGAAGATAAGGGGGAGTGTTGGCAAAGTTTCGCGCGATTAAGAACTCTCTTCTAGGTGGTGAGATTTCACCTACGGCTCTTGGTCGTACTGATCTGCCGTCGTATACGCATTCGTGTACGACGATGAAGAACATGATCCCGTATTTTGCAGGTGGCGCGCATAGACGCCCTGGAACCATACATCAAGACTTTGAATATTTCGATTCTGGAGTCTCGACGAATTACGCAGCACCTGTTTTATTTCCATTTGTCGCAGCTAACGGTGCTGAGTACATCATTGAATGTGTACCCATGCGTGCCGGTGGCACTACGGGTCTTATCTGGGCTTTTTCCTCACAACAAGAAACGCAAGCTGAAGTGTTCGCGCCTTCATCAAAATACCCAATTGTCGTATTGAAAAATGGGGTTGCGACTAATTTTGTTTGGACGCGCGCGGATTTGTTAAACGCCAGATACTTACAAATTGGGGACATCTTACACATCGTGACGCCAAATCGGCAGCCGATGGAAATACGCTTTATCCTTCCGTATCCAACAACGCAATTCTTAGCCTACCCCTATTCTTTTGAAGAATTCACAGGGGTAGCCGCACGAGATGCAGTGCCTTATTTAGCCCAAAATTTAACGGCTGAAACGTTCACAGCATCAGCAGTCGCAGGGTCGATCACGGTCACTATGAGTGACAAAGTGTTCTTAGCTGGCGACGTGGGGACTTTGATTAAAGTCGACATCGCTGGTGCGCGCGGCGTCGTCCGAATTACAAGCGTACCGATACCTGCGGGGCCACCTGATTTTACGCCAGCCGTTCAAAAGTTCACAGCTGACGTTGTCGTGAATCTTGGCGGGGTCGGACCCGTTGCTACGTGGTGGGCGCCTGCTTGGTCAAATGGAAGAGGCTGGCCTGGTACGATTGAAGCGTTTCAAAGTCGGATAGGCTACGGCGGGAGTGCGCTTTTACCTGATTCCATTTGGTGGACGAAGGCTTCAAATTTTGCAGTTTTATCTGAAGAAACGGTACTGAATCCAGAGGTGAATCCTGCGGGGGCCGAAGCCTTCACAGCCACTTTACAGGCAGGCACACGCGCTAGAATTGTCTGGATGAAATCAGCGCGCACGCTTTTAGTGGGCACGCACCAAAGTGAATGGACCCTATCAGTCCCCGATGAAACGAGCCCATTTTCTCTAACAAATGTCAGTGCGGCTCGCCAAAGTGAGTATGGATCGAATGGATTAATCGCGTACACCGGCAATGAAATTTTCTTTGTCTCTCGCGATGGTAGTACCGTTAAATCGCTTGCGTTTAGTTTTTATGATCAAAGTTTTGTAGCCGAAGAGGTGCAGAATCTCTACGACGAGTTCCCAGGCCCGCCGCCTAATAATTATTATGTAGCAACACAAGCAACAAGAGAGATCACGCAGCTAGTCTGGGATCAGACGAGACAAACCCTTTGGTGTATTGATAATGCGGGAAATTGGAAGGGTCTCACACGGAATAAAAAGACTAATATTAGCCTTTGGCACTCTCACGAATTAGGCGGGTATAATAGTTCGTCTGTCCCTGCTCTCGGTACGATTGACGCCGACCAACCCGTATCACAGCTTGTGTGCGATGGGGCCGTGGTTAGTGTTGCCGTAATTTTAGACAAGATGACCAACCGAGATAATTTGTGGATGGTCGTGCGTCGAGTGAATGGGATTAACTTCGTGTGGTCAGTTGAGACCATGCGTGGGAATAATGTTTATTCACCTACCGCGTACTCGCAGATTATCGCATCGCAATCTATTTTTACCGACGCAAGTGTCGTGTACCAAGCCTCTGTTACACCCACGTACGCTATGGCGCATTTAGGTGGAAGGTTTGTTCAAGCCACGGCAAATAGTGAAGCAAACGGAATGTTCACGCTTTCGCAGGGGCAGGTGTTGTTCGGCGTTGTGCAAGACACTGACATGGATTGGAGTGATTTACCTGATTACCCTGGGCTACCTAGTAATGAGTATTGGCTAGCCTTTGGGTTTGCTTACGCATCAATTATCGAGACAGTACCAGTGGAGGCTGGGTCTCAGATTGGGTCGGCGCAGTCGGCGATGAAACGTATCACCAAATCTTTTGTTCATTTTTATAAAACGCTTTCTGCTTTTGTGGGGCCTAGTGCGCCAGGACTGCAATCACAATTAGAAGAAGTGCAATTTAGGACAGGCGGCGTACCCATGAATAAAAGCGCTGAATTGTTCTCAGGCAGCAAAGAAGTGCTTCTTCAGTCTGATTATGTTCGCGATGGGACGGTTTATATCGAACAGCGGCAGCCTCTTCCATTCTCTATTGTTAGTATAGTCATGGAAGGATTATCGAATGACTGAAGAAGTAGTCAAACGCGATGAACAAAGTGAGCTTTTAGTGGCTGAGTCGCGTGCAGCAATCATGGCGCTAGAGGATATCCTCAAAAGCGCCCCCGTGCAGATTCAGATCACCCCACGCCACTATTTCGCTACGGGTGTGTATCTTCGCGAGATCACAATTCCAAAGGGCGTGACACTCACCGGGCGCATACACGTTACGAATCATTACTGCATTTTAAGTCAAGGCGAAGTGCTCGTGTACGATGCAGGGAAAACAACAAGGATTAAAGCGCCTGCGACTGTGCTGTCCACGTTTGGGGCTAAGCGCGCGATACATGCAATTGAAGAAGCAGTTTGGACAAACGTGCATACAAATCCTAACAACATTGTAGATCTTGACGAACTAGAGCGAATCTTGACGGTGGGCAGTTACGCCGAGCTAGACGCAAAAGGAGTCGAGTAATGTCTTACATCGTCGTATCCGCAATGGTAATCGGCGCGGGAGTTCAGATCTATGGGCAGATGTCAGCCGCAAGATCGCAAGCCGAGGCGCAGGAAAGAGAAGCTGCACTAAAAGGAATGCAAGCCCAAGAGCTACTGCAGCGTCAATTCATCAATGAGCAGTTGATGAAAGATAAGTCACAATTCGCCGAAAAGTTTGCTGGGCATTATACGGGGTTAGAAGGCTACGGCGGGCGAGTCAGTGGCATTATGAGATTGCGAAAAGACTTAGAACAAAACCTTATGACATCAAGACGCGAAGCTGAATGGAAAGCAAAGATGCTTAGACTTGGTGGCGAAGCTGATCTAAAACTTTCAAGCGATATCCAAGCAGCCGGTGATATCTCGGCTATTTCCACGGGGATTCAACTAGGCGGTAGAGCAGCTTCTTCTTATTCAAATGCGAAAGCGCCATCCCCCGATGTCAAAGATCTCCCCGGAGTAACAAAATAATGCCCACCATACCAATCCAACAAACTGGAATCTCACTTGATGTCGGCGGGGCGGACCTGAACACAGGACAGCAAGGCATTGTTGGGACAGCGCTCGCGCAAGCCGGACAACAAGCGGTGCAAGTCGGATTTGACGCGTTTGATGAAATGGTAAAAATGGAGGCCACTGAAGCGAACAACGCAAAGATGGCTGAGTTAAGTGTGAGGTCCCTTCAGAAGAAAAAGGAGTTAGAGATCCAAAGTGTCGGTGGGTACATGGTGGATCAAACAGGCGCGTTTATTAAAAACCCTGGGACTGAAGCCAATCGCACGATTACAGAAGAGTTCCGTGATTGGTCAAACGAAGAGTACCGCCGTGGACAAGCTGAAATGCCCAATCGCCTTGGCCAGAGGATGTTTCAGCAGCAAGGTCTGAGTGCGCTGACGGATGAGATTAAGTCTGTGTATTCAACTGAGCTTGTGAAACGCGCTGATTATCGAACTGAGCAACGCAAGCAATGGCAGACATTAACCGGGAATTCAATTGAGACTGATCCCCAAATTGAGCACGCGCATGAGCAGATGGGCGCGCTCGCGCTACGTTTAAGTGATGACGTAGCGGCTAATGGTCTTAACCGCAACAGAGTCGCCGAAGAACTGCGCGTTGTCTCTAACGATTATGCGATGAAGTTTTTCACAGGTCACATTAATAAAATAAAGTTAGGCGAAACAGTCGCGTCTGTTAAAGGAATTGTTGATGGAAAGGAAACGGATATCGCCAAAGGCCCTATTGGAGCCATTGACGACCTTCTAGCGATTCTTACTCGAAAAAAACGCACACCTGGAATCCCTAGCGTAATAGATCCTCAAGACGAAATTGGCAGAGCTGCAAAAGACTACTCCCTACCATCTGTAGATAAAGCGCTTCACCCAGAACCTCGCGATGTATTTATTGATCAGTTGCTTGCCATGAGAAAGTCGTACACACAAAAAAGCAGCTCAGATTTTTCATTCAAAGTTGACGACATCGCCAAGGCAGCTGAGCGAGGACGCTTTGCTCCACAAGAAAGTTTAGTGCTCTTAAGAGCCCAAGCAGCGCAAGAGATCGCCAATGGTGAGCCAGCACAGAAAATAGTTGGTATGCTTTCCAAAGTAAGAGTCGGTGAGGCGTTGGGACGACTCTTACCAATTTACACAGGCGACGCTAACCCATTTGGTCAACCCAGTACTAAAGAGCAGGTACGCAGACTAAAGAAGGAAGAAGAGCTTATTCGCGCAGGTGCGAAGAGAGACGCGCTTGAGTTTAACGATGGTAGCGTTGACCCAGAAACAGTGGGCGGCTCCGAAGTAGCAGAGTTGAATGATAAACTCAACGCAGCTATTGCTAAGAATCAATCTGAATTTCATGCCGCGCCTATTACATTTTTGACTAAGAGTGATCCAGAGGCCAAACGTACATTTGAACAAGTCGATTTTTCCGACAGACGGAATTTTACCCCTGAGAACGCCACCAAAGTCCAAAAAATACTCACACGTTTTGATAGTGCCATCCAAGCGAGAGCTAGAAGCGGTGAGCGCACAGTCAATGAAGTGATGCCTGAAGGCTTCACCAGCACCATGTCTTCGATAAAAACTAAAATGACTGACTCTATGCAAGGAGTCGACGAAGGCATCGCGTACATGGACGGTTTGCGCTCGCTTCTTGGGGACAAACACTACGCTAAAACTATAGATCGGCTTTCTTCCCAAGATAAGGCGATGGAAGATTTCACTCTTGTCCAGTACATGAATACCCCCACCGAGAAACGTGCTGCACTAAAGCTTGCGTGGAACGGGGATAAGCTGCGAGCTGGCTTGGTCAAAGAACAAGGCGAGACAGCCTGGACGGATGTTGTGCAAGCAGTGGCTGCGAAAACTCAGAAGATCACAGCGAGTCTATTTAAGCATGACGCTGACAACACCGTAGACCAAAACAAACAAGATGCGTTTAACCGTGTACTTTCCTACCAAGCGGCTGAATTAGTTCGCAGTGGTAAAGCGTCTACGAATCAGGCCGCACAGACAGTTTACGATCAGTTTATTGGCCGTCACTTTGAAGTCATGGCAATCGGTGGGGCTTTTTTTGGTCGCGCTAACGGGAGTAAATCCGAGATTGTTATTCCTAAGTATCTCCCTGATGGTAGCCCACTGACTGAAGGGGACATGGCGAAGTTGCAGGACTATGGTGATAGACCTCTTGCTGACGAGATGGCGGGTTTAAAAATTAAGATGCCTGGTGAGAATGAAATGCAGCAAATTACGCCTGAGCATTTCAAAGAAACTTTGACCAAGTCTAATTACGTCGCCAGAACGTTTGGAAGAGACCCGAATGGGTCAGGCGAGCTAGGGTGGTCGCTTCGATATATTCTACGAGGTAAAAGTGGTAATGAGGTTTCTCGCATTCCACTTCGTCTTGATACGGGTAAGCCAAGTGTCACGCAGGAAAAGGTGTACTTCGTACCTGTGCGCCGGTCGATATCAGGGATTAACAAATAATGGCTGATGTAGACATCGAACCATCACTGCCGCAGCCCACACGACCAGCACATAATGAGCAGTTAAGGCCTAGTGCACCTGTGCAGACAGCCCCCGAAGTCTACGCAAATGAAGCGCAGTCTTTAATCGCTCCCACTGCTTGGGACATGGTGAAAGAGAACCTTCGACTTATCCGCCATAATTCACCGATCAATACGTGGCAGGACGCTTCGACAGAAGACTTAAATGGTGGTGTGTTTCTCAGACAAGCAGCTTACTATGGTCTACCTGGCATGCGTGAGCTTGGGCTTGATTATCAGCTTACTCAACAAGGGCGCAAAAAACTAACGATTGAAGAAACACGCCAGATTTATCCTGATGCGACTGAGCCCATGCATGCTGATATTGCGAGGGGGTTCGCGGAAGATAAGCGAATTGTGGATAGCAGAAAAGAATTAATTGCTCGCTACGGTATGAGTGGCTGGAAGCAATTTGCGCTCAGTATTCCTTTAGGGATTGTTGCCGGACTCACAGAGCCGTCTAATTACGCGTTGGCTCCACTCATGGCGGCAGGGACAACTGCAGTAGGACTTGGCGGCGCGGGGCTCACGTCTGTTTTCTTAGCCAACACTGTGCAGAATCTCGCCTTCGAAGCAGCTGCCGCCCCGCAATTAAAACGCGAAGGTGAAGAAGTCACAGTGGCCAGCGCCCTGACAAGCTCTGTTATTGGCGGCGTTGTCGGCACAGGGATTCATGTTGGCGTGAAAGCGCTTGCAGGTAAAGGGAAGGGGAAAACCCCACCAGTTGGGGAGGACACTCCGCCACCCCCTCCCGCTCCCGGCACTGATGTGGACACTCCGCCACCCCCGAAAACTAAAGTCGCAAAGCCTGCCGTTGTCGACACCGTCCCAAATGATATCTCGCAGACGAGGTTTGCCGTCGCATTACAACAGCATGAATCAGGACAGGCCATTAACCCAGCCGTTGGCGAAGCAGCGCTACAGGCGAGACTCGCTGGGCTGCCACCACCGAACACGAGCAAGACTCGTTATGAATTCACACTCCTTGACGACACAGGCGATCGTGCGTTTTTTGGTGCAGGCGCAGGTGGCGAGAAGCTTTCGTTGACAGGCTTAGGTGGTGATGGAGTGATTGAGCTATCTGACAATAAGTTTCGGCAAAATATGTTTGGCGATGTGGCCGAAGTTAATCTACCCCCGAAGTTGGATTTGCTCGACATCGACACGCCCCTCAAAGCGCTGCCAGATATCGTACAAGCATTAGAGACAGCTACAGGTAAGAAGCTCCCACCTATGGAAGCAGATGCCACGATTCGTACAGTGCTAGACAACGCGAAGAAATACGCTCCCGAAGATTTAGAGGCGATCAAGACAGCTGTGAAGCAAGCCGGATTTGATGGGTACAAGTACTCCGATGTCGATGCGTCAGGTGCTCCATCGCACAATGGTGTAATACTTTTTGATGAGGGTAAAGCCACAGTTGTTAAGCACTCTCCACAAGACACGTCGCTTGTTCCAAAAGTATCGCCTGATGAAGTCAGAGCGATGTTAGACAGCACTGACCCAGCGCAGACATCACCCTTTTATGAACCAGGCATCGTTGAAGCGTTAGCTGAGTTAGATAAGACACCAGACTTAGGTCTTGATGATCCGGTAAAATTACACAGAGAACAGGCAGCGGCAGCTGAGAAATCACTCAGAAGTAGAATTGAAGCAGAGCCTGACAAGCACCAAGGTGTCGCGGAAGAGATGGCTGAGATTCAAGAGCAGTACAAGCAAGATTTGAAGAGAGTTAAAATGGTAAAAGTTCTAGCCGACTGTCTTGGGCGAGGGTTGTAAACGTGTCTAATTGTTTAACAAGTCTTCTTGAATTAGCAAAAGAGTCGATACCAGAGGCAACCAAGCGAACTCTCCGCGACATGGACGAGCGTTTTGAGCGCATAAAGCAACAAAACCCAGACCTGAGTGCAGCTGAGTTAAATGGCGTGATGCACATGCTTGTGGAAAACGAGCTTATGCGGATAGCTGAGCGCACTAAAGCCGCGCGGCTCATTGACTTAGAAGTCATAACAAAAGGCAGCGAGATGCTGCTTGATACAAGCACGGGGCAATCTCTTGGCGACAACGCAATTGCGTTTGTGTCGGGCACAAGCGCGCGTTTAATCAAAGGTGGTAACCGTGGTGTGCGTGCAGTGGCCAAAGGGATTGAGGGTAGGTTTCTTGGGCAGCTCTTCCACGCTGTCAGAAACGATCTTAAGGTTCTCTCTCGTGGTGCAATTGATCGTGAGTTAACGCTTGAGATGTCTGGTGTGGATTCAGGCAGTCCGACAGCCGCGCGGATTGCTAAGATGTACAACAAGATCATGACTAAGCTTTTTGACATGAAAAAGGGTGTGAATCCATTTCTTGAGAAAATCGAAGACTACACACACAGGCAAAATCATAACCGCGATAAGATTGTAAAAGCAGGATTTGAAGAGTGGTCGAATTTTATACTTGCGAACTACGGTAAGAAATCTTTCCCAGATTTATCACCTGCTCAAGTACAAGAACGTTTGCTTGCGATATTTGATTCGATCAAAGCTGACGAGTACAGTTCCACTTACCTAAAAGATCCTGGCAACAAACTTCGCCAGATGGCAAGAGAGCGTGTGCTCCTCCCTAACGATGCTGAAGCATTTTATAAATATCATACTCTTTTTGGCGAAGGAACAATCTTCGATGTGATGGTGGGCACGATTCAAAAAGCAGCCAACGACATCTCTCAGATTGAGCGATTTGGTACAAACCCAGTCGAGAATATCAAAAAAGTATTTAGGCTTGCGCTAAAAAACGCTGATGAAAAACAGCGGGCTTCTTACATAAAATTAAAAAGCCGAATCGATGCCAACGTACAGCACACGCTTGGGTTTTCAAGCGTACCAGCAAAAACTGTACGCGCAAAAGCCGTGCAGTTTATTCTTCAAGCGCAGGTCATAGCAAAGCTTCCTTTGGTAGCCTTATCTTTAGTCGACGACATCACGCGAGCCATGGCGATTACCCGAAATACACTTGGGACAAACCCCATCTCAAATCTTGGCAACCTCACGTATCACTACATGCGAAGTTTCATTTCAGAAAAGTCTGCCGTAGAAACAGCCCCGTATGTTTGGATTTTTGTTGATAGCTACTTAGGTAAGCTCTCACAAGATCTTGGGACAATCGAGAATGCGCCTGGGGTAATGGGGCGCATGATGAAGTTTATGTCTAAGGCTAATTTTGCTGACGCCCACCATAGAGCTGCGCGCACGTCAGTTGGGATCACTGTCGCGAAAGCGCTAGCTGCAAATGCGCAGAAGAACTTTGCAGATTTAGACCCAGTGTTACGCCAGCATGGGCTGCAGCGCTACGGCGCAGGTGCGGCTGAGTGGAAGCTTATCAATTATGCAAGAGAGACGATAGAGGCAGAAGGTCTTGAGATGCCTTTTGACATGGACATTATAACTCCAGAGGCATTTGATCGTGTGCCTGACAGCGCGGTGACTGAGTACCTTGTGGATACGGGGAAGATTAAAAAAGGTGAGACTGCTACAAAAGCTGAGATTGATGCGGCTAAGAATAACGTGTCCAACACAGTGGGCGGGATAATTAATGATCTTGCTGATGCTGGATCTTCTTCATCGGGATCGGCTGAGTATGCGTTTTTACTCCGCGGGACAGACATCAATAGTGGCCTGGGGCAAACCCTTCGTCTTTTCTCACAGTTCGCTAGTGTGCAGGTAAAAAACTTCAACACGACAAAACGTGTGCTCAGCTCAGGGGCTGATGCGAATAAGCGAAATTACGCAGGCGCTGCACTGCTCGTCGGTGGTGGCGCTACGGCGTACGCTATGAAGCAATTTGCCCGCGCTATGCTCAGCAACCAAACACCACCTGATCCGACTGACCCTGAGTTTATCTTAGGCGCGCTTGCATCGGGTGTGGGGGGCAGCCCCATTTCTGACGCACTAGTGCATACGGCACAAAGTGACTTTAATCCTTACTTATCTAAGCTTCAATACACAGCCTCTCTCGCAGGCCCAGCGGTGGGAGACGCGTTAGATGTAGGCACCTTGGCGTTTTCCACCATGGATGCGCTTTTCTCAGACAAGCCATCCGTTGATGCGCAGGGGCTTATGGGACAAGTCGCGCGCATTGCTGAGAAGACACCGTTTGCCGCGCCATTTAAGCTTCCGTACACAAAAAATGTGATGGAGTATTACCTTTTCAACGAGCTTCGGCAGTGGGGCAATCCTAAGTACTTACGAAACCAAGAAAAGCGCATGAAGAAATCAGATGAGAGCGGATTTTTAACTGAGCAGGGGCTGTGGCCTGAGAGAGAGTACTTCATTCTTGATCCGAGGAACAAGTAAGTGTGTACAAGCGAGCACTGCGTGCATAGAATAAACATGGAGCCAAGATGACAATATCGTCCACAACGGTAAAAACGATTACTGGGCTTGGGAATGGAATCAGCACAAATCATGTGATTGGTTTCCCCTTTCAATTAAACGCTCAAATTGAAGTCTACCTCATCGACGAGTCAGCTGTGCCTGCGACATCGACACTCCTTGTGTTTGGCGCTGGGGCTGGCAAGTACACCTTCACAGGTGGAGCTGGTGATCCGAACACGACAATCGTTATGGGAACTGCGTTGAGTACAACTCAGCGTGCGATTATCCAGCGAGCCGTGCCGCGTCAGCAAAACGTCGATTACGTTACGACACAGTTTTTTCCTGCCGAAGACCATGAAGAACAGATGGATCGACAGACGATGATGGACCAAGAAGACGCGGACAAATTATCGCGTGCACTCACTTTATGGCCGACAGTTGTTGGGTTTAACCCTGTGTTGCCATCAGACATTGCAACTCCTGATCAAGTCATCTTAACGAATGCCACAGGCACGGGGTTCCGTGTAGCCACACTCGCAGGCGGCGTTGGCGCTGCAGGACCAGCTGGCGCGAATGGAACGAATGGGCTGAACGGTGCGGATGGATTAAACGCACCTACGATGCTTTTACAAATCCCATCATCTGGGGTTCGCGACGGAGTTAACCAAAATTTTGTTCTAGCAAATGTGCCGTTTGTAGGCGCCAATGTCATAGCCGTTGTTGATGGAGTATTATCAGAGTCACTTGTGCCAGTTGGTAGTACAGTGACAGTGTCTGCGCCACTTGCAGCGTTGCTTGCGAATGTCGCTATAGATCTAAAGTTTCTTTACATCCGTACTTGAAGTACAATTTGTGTCGTACCCACGGAGAGGGATAAAAGTATGCGCCCAATTTATCGTCCTGACTATATAGAAGCTCAATCGATGGGTGCTAGCTTTAACGGCCCAACTGTTACGACGAGTTCCTCTGACGGCATTTGCTTTCAAGCCGTGTGGGTGGGAGCGACGGCCGCAGGTACACTGCGCGTGCAGGCTTCTAACGACGCCGTGGTGTGGACTGATCTTCCTGCGACTGATTATGTCGTTGCGGGCGCGGATTCATATCTTGCGAACTTATCTGCGATATACTTTCAGTACGCAAGGTTAGTGTTTGTGCGAACAGGTGGTACGGGCACGCTTGAGGCTGATGTGTTCAGCAAGGAAATAGGATAATGCGTAAACTAAAGCTTAGCCTGCTAGCGTTTTTTTGCACCACGCCACTGTGGGCGGGCTACGTTTCGTATCCTCCTGCGTCAAGTACCCCGAGTGGGGGTGGTAGCTCCACTGTGTGGAATGGCGCGAGTACGCTTGCGACAACGCTAACAGGGTTTGTCTCCACAGCCGGTGTTGTGAATTCCGCTGACACGGTTTTGTCAGCGCTTGAGAATCTTGATGGCAACATAGCGCTCAAAGAAAATACGGCGAATAAAACCGACGACCCAGGACTTATCGCGGATTCATCTGTTTTGTTTCCAACCCAACATGCAGTAAAATCCTACGCTGACGGTGTGTCGGCATTTGCCGCCGCAGGGCTTGCTCTTAAAGAAAATGTCGCTAACAAAGACACTGACGTCACTTTGGTGACAAACTCAGATGTGCGTTACGCATCACAAAGAGCGATTAAGACATACGTTGATAATAATATTACGGGAGTTTCAACTTTTGCTTCGGCTGGTCTTTTACTTAAAGAAAATACGATCACAGCGGGACTTGCGTCCCAGTACTGGCGCGGCGACAAAACTTTTCAGACACTCGACACACTAGCTGTGCCTGAGAACACGAATCTCTACTTCACCAATGCACGCGCGCGCTTAGCACTGTCTGTTGATGGCGCGCCAGATCCGTTAGCTTACAATAATATCACGGGTGGATTTTCCATGCCCGCCGCGACATCCGTACAATCAGGATATTTAACAGCTGGCGATCACGCTGCTTTCTCCGCAGCTGCCGCAGGGATAGTTGGAGTGATTGAATTTAAAATATGGGGTGGGTTAAACGCCCCTGCAACAAACTTTGGTGAGCCTCACTATTGGGCGCAAGCGCTCACGCTTTCAAGCGTGAAGATGTCAGCATTTAATTGTGGCGCCGTAGGATCAATAGACATCGCAGTACAACAATGGCGTGCTGGTGTCCTTATCGATACCGCAACAGGTAGCCTCGCAGCTACCGGCGGGATGTGCGGCGCTTCGGTCGCCCTTAATCATTCACAGACCATGCTCGTTGGCGACATCACGACAATCGATCTCACTGCAATACCAACGGGTACGCCTGAGTCATTAACAGTTGCGGTTGACGGTGGCAGTGTTGCAGGCGTGATCGGGCCTGCTGGCACGTTTGAAGTGTCTGTACTCACTAAGGTCGCAAACTACGGCATGGGTGTCATTGACAACGTGATCAACGCAGACGCAGCGGCTGGCAATATTAGTATCACTCTCCCATCTGCGGCGGCTTCTTTTGTCGCCGGGAAAAGTAAACTCTACACGATTAAGAAAATCGATGGGAGCGCTAACACCGTAACCGTCCTACCTTTTGGGGCTGAGTCGATTGAGTTTGGGGCTTCATTATCTCTTCCCGCGCAAGGCTTATCGGCCACATTATACACGGACGGGACGAACTTCTATGTTCAATAAAATTGTACTGCTTTTATTGCTCACGATACCAAGCGCGTTTGCCACATTCGGGATTGTCCCCGGGGGCCAGGGCGTACCAGCCACACGCACGATAAATACTCATCCGCTAAGTGCAAACGTGACTGTGACAAAAGGCGACGTAGGTCTTGGTAACGTAGACAATACAAGCGACGTGAATAAGCCAGTATCAACTGCGCAGCAAACGGAGTTGGATACAAAAGAACCTAGCATCTCGGTTGGAACAACCTTGCAATATTGGCGCGGTGATAAATCATTCCAGTCCCTTGTTTCAGCGGATATCCCTGCATCAATCGACTTGACTGGTTTGCCGACGGCACCGACTGCGTCGCCTGGGACGAGCACTATGCAACTCGCGACAACCGCGTTCGTTCTGAGTCAGGGATTCTTGAATACAATTGGCGCTATGCCCGTAGGATCAAGCTCAACGCTCGTTACTACCACCTCAGCGTCCACCACTTTTGTTAACGCCCTCACAACAACGGTGACGGTGACGGCGTCAAGCGCGCCCGTTATGGCACTATGCATATTAGATTTAACGAGTGCGACCGCAGCTTCCGTTGCTACAGTAAGGGTAACTATCAATGCCGTTGCTGGGGGTTCGGTCACTGAATCTTTGACGGTCGCCACAACTCAGCATTTAACTGTCCCCAATCAATATGTTTCCGCAGCCCTCGGACCTGGTACCTATACGGTTAACTGCGAGTTCAACCGCGCGTCGGGCACTGGCACAGTGACGGTGGCGCAGGGTTCTTTGCGCTCAGTCGTTCTTCAGGGAGCAAGCTCCAACGGCATAACTCAGATTACGGGAGCTTTGCAGGCGGGCCCTGGCTCAGGGTCGCAAGTTCTCTCAGGCGTACTCCCCGTAGCTAATGGTGGCACGGCGCTTAGTTCTACAACCATTAATCGACTTCTTTATTCGAGCGCCAACAATGTCATCGCGGGTCTTGCCACGGCAAACACAGGCGCTCTTGTCACTTCGAGTACGGGTGTGCCCTCAATCACTTCGGGCGCAACGGCAAATCGCCTTTTACGCACCAACGGCACAACCGTTTCGTTCGCTCAGGTCGCGGCGGATACAGATATTTCTGGTACCTTGCCCGTTGCAAACGGTGGCACTGGATTGACCGCTGCGTTCGCCGCGAGTCGAGCGATGTTTTCAAACGGAACCACGCTTGCCGCTGACGGTCTTTACCAATATCAGACCGCTAACACGCGCCTTTTTGTCGGCCAAGGTGGCGGCACCGGGCGCATTAACGGAACGGTGGGCTTAACTGACCCGACACCGAACGATCTTGCCGGAAACTTCTATTCAAGAACAACCGCAAATAATGCCGTTAACATTCAGAATGAAAACACCCTTGTCACCCTGAACATGACAAACTCGGGCGGGTCCACGATAGGCGCGAACATTCGGGCGCAAGCGTCCCAAGGAACCCTGGTGGCTCGGACGCAAACTCAACCGAGTGATGCTCTTTTCAGCATCACGGCACAGGGTCGGACGGCCAGCGCGTGGAGCACTGGCTACGCCGCGGCTATGTCCATCGTTTCTACCGAAGCTGTCACCGGCACCACAAACGGCGGCGAGATTGTTTTCTCGACCACACCAAACGGTAGCGCAACTCCGATCGAAAGGTTGCGGATCACCAATGACGGCCTTGTAAAGTCGCAAAAAGGGTTCATGAACGACACATCTGGAAGTCAGCCATCCTGCAGCTCTTCTAGCCGAGGACTCACATGGGTCATCCAAGGTGGTGCGGGCGTGGCAGATATTTTTCAGGTTTGCCTGAAGGATGCAAGTGACGTGTATAACTGGGTGACTAAATAAGGCGCAATGATGAAAAATAAACTGAATTACAAATTACTGCTAGGTCTAGTGTTCCTGCTCATTCCAGGAAATCCGACGCACGCTTCTTACTTCGGTGAGCTTTTTCAACCTGCAAATAGATTCCTCGTCGGTCCCGCCGCTGGCGTCCCTGCTAAGTCTACTTTCCGATTAATGGTTCCTGCAGACGTTCCGACGCTCAACCAAAACACGACTGGTACTGCGGCAAATCTATCGGGGACACCCGCTTTACCTAACGGAACAACGGCGACAACGCAGGCCCCTGCTGACAATTCTACAAGGCTTTCAACAACGGCTTATGTTGATGCAGGCTTAAGTACAGTACAAGCAACGATACCGACAAGTGCTGCCGTAGCTGATCAATTTGTAACAGGCTTCACATCCCCTGGAACATTCACACGGGCACAACCGGCGTTCACGAATATTTCAGGCGTTGCCGTAATCGCACAGGGTGGGACTAACTCTAGCGCGGCGTTAAATAATGATCGAGTGATCGTCTCAAGCGGTGGTGCGATTGTGGAACATACAGCCCTTACAGCTGATCGGGTTTTGTATACTAACGGTGTCGGTCTACCCGCGGCGTCTACCATCACGGCAACGGAACTGGGATACTTAGGCGGCGTCACGAGCAGCATTCAAACACAGATAACTTCGAAGAAAGCGACCTTCACCGTATACAGCGAAGCTCCCGTTGGAGTTGTGGATGGCGTAAACACAGTGTTTACCCCACAACGTCCCCCTACTGAAACAGCAAGCTATGTGTTGTCGGTTGATGGCGGCGTTACGTCGCAGACGGCAGGCGCAAACGGATACACAGTAGGTGGATCAACAATAACGTTCGGTACCGCACCAGCTGTTGGACAAGATCTCTGGCTGATCTATCATTAAGATGAGGACACACATGAAAATTAAAAAATACATAGTTATCGGACTGCTGCTAACCACGACGGCTTGGGCAGGAGCTAAGATTCAGCGCCAGGGGATTAAAACCCCAGCTGAGTGTGTGGCTGCAGGCTCAACAGCCGCTGCGTGCTCTCCTCTTGCATCACAGATCTACGACGCGCAACACGCGCAGGGGCTCGATACTACGATCCAGTATCTCGATGCGACAAGCTCGATTCAAACTCAACTTAATGGCAAGCTCACGAGCACTCTGCCAAATACGAATATCTTCGTGGGTAACGCAGGCGCATCGGCCGTCGCTGTCGCGATGAGTAATGATGCCACTCTAGCAAACACTGGTGCGCTAACTTTAGCCAACACAGCCGTCACGCCAGGGTCGTACACGAATACGAATCTTACTGTTGATAGCAAAGGTCGAATCACTCTCGCGGCAAACGGTACTGCAGGCAGCAGCGCACTATCTAACAACAATATCTATGTTGGCGGAGTGGGCAACACTGCCGTTGACGTTGCAATGTCGGGGGACGCAACGATCATCAACACGGGAGCCGTGACGTTAGCCAGCACAACTGTCACGCCAGGTGCGTATACGAATGGTAATTTTACCGTCGACGCTAAAGGTCGCTTAACCTCAGCGGCTAACGGCACCGCGGGCAGCAGCGCACTTTCAAACAACAACATCTATGTGGGTGGTGCGGGCAACACAGCAGTTGACGTCGCAATGTCAGGTGACGCAACGATCATTAATACAGGTGCTGTTACGATTTCACCGTCAGTTGTTACTAACTCTAAGCTTGCTAACATGGGCGCGAGTACGATCAAGGGTAACGCGACTCTAGGGTCTGCCGCACCTACTGATCTCAACGGCTCACAAGTCACTATCATGCTCAACACGATGGTGGGTGACTCAGGTAGCGGCGGTGCGAAAGGCTTAGTACCTGCTCCAGCGGCTGGTGATGCAGCGGCATCGAAGTTCTTAAAATCTGACGGAACGTGGGCGGTAGCAGGCGGTAGCAGCTCAGGCGGGTCAACCGTCTTAATTCACTATCTAGTCCCTGGTGCGGGGACATACACTACGCCAACAGGCCCAGCCCCTACATATCTCAAAGTGACATTAGTTGGCGGTGGCGGAGCATCATCAGAGCGAGCCGCCAGCGCTGGCGGGAATGGTGGCTCAACATTTTTTGGGGCATCCCTTTTGACGGCAACAGGCGGCAACGGTGGTCCCACAACAGTCGGACTAGGCGGCAACGGTGGGGGCGGGACGATCAACGCACCGGCAAATGGGATTACATTTGCTGGCGGTACTGGCGGATCTGCGGGCGACACGGCCTACGCAGTAGGCGGCGATGGTGGCTTCAGTATTATGGGACCAGGTAGCCCAGGTGCAGGTGGAAGCAGCTCTAATTATACAGCGCTCAACGCCGTTGCTTTTGGCAGCGGCGCGGGAGGATGTAACGGTGGGACAGCAGGTCAAGGTTGCAATGGTGGTGGTGGTGGTGGTGGCTTAATCGCGATCATCCCAAACCCATCCGGAACGTACGGTTACAACGTGGGGGCGCTTGGCGGCCTATTGGGCGGTAGTTATAATTCAACAGGAAAACAAGGGCTGATTATAATAGAAGAACACTACTAATGAGATTTCTCCTCATCACACTGCTAATCTTGAGTGGGTGCGGATCTGCGCAGCAAGAGCCGGCGTTTCGGCCACACTATGATGAGTTTAAGCGTCGATACAACACAGATCCATACGGCGTGAGTATAGAATTTGGTGTGCCTGATGATAACCAAGCAGGGCAGTGTCACATCTGGGCCAGACGGATCACGGTGAAGCAGTCTGAGTGGGAGAGCATGGAGCACTACGGAAAAGAGCTGCTGGTATTCCATGAGCTAGGCCACTGCGTGTGGGGGCTAAGGCACATTGAAGATGAAATGGAATACAGAGGTGAGCGTATGCCACGATCGATCATGTATCCTGCGGCCTTTGGAGACTTGCACTATTATAAGGAACTAAGAGAACTATATCTAAAAGAGTTGCCGAACAATCGCGGGATTTGAAAGGTAAGCATGGATGCAAATACCAGGTTTCTCATTGAAAGAATCGACTCAGCTCGCGATGAGGTTAAAGCAGAGATTGCAAAAATATCGCGTAAGATTGAACATCTAGAAGGGTTCCGTCAGCGCGTGCTCGCCCTCGCAGTCATCGTAAGTATTGTAGGTAGTGGTGCCACAGGGATTATACTTAAACTATTAAAACACTAAGGAGCTATCAATGGAAGATACAAAAAAGCCGTGGTTTTCTAAATCGATTATTCTAAACGCCGTTGGACTTATCCTATCAGCAGTCGTCATGTTCGTCCCACAAGTATCAAGTATCCAAGCATGGCTTGCTGCTCCAAGTCACCTTGCGATCATCGGCTCGGTGTGGGGCGTGCTCGGGATTATCTTTCGCCTAGTTAGCAAAGATAAGATCTCTCTTCGCGACTAATGGACTACATCAAAGCGTTCATCGCGCTGATCCCTATATTTGCAAAGCTTGTAGGGCTGTTCATTAAGACACCAGAAGAAAAACAAGCTGAGTTTCTAAAGCAACTACCAGAGCAGCTAAGAGAGATATCCGATGCGTTTAATAAAGCAGCTGGCCCAGCCAAAGATCCTTCTGACATCTCTCGTATTATTAACAGCTAGTGTGTTCGCGGCATGCACTGCCGCAAGCAAGTACACGATCTGTGTGATGGACCCCGTGCATAATTATGCAGTATGCAACAAGACGGGTAAGCCTGCTGATAACTTTAACGTCCCTTTTGACTCGATGGAAAATTACATCGCGATACCACCGAAAGATGCAGAAAGCATCTTGCAGCGACTAAAAGTATGTGAGCAAAAGAGAACTGGTGATTAGACGACTTGGAGGTAATGGATGACCCCAAAGATGATAACGGTACATTGCAGCGCCAACAGCAATGGCTCTCGAACCACAGGTGAGGACATTAAAAGATTCCACATGGCAAAGCCGCCAAACGGTAGAGGATGGGGAGATTGTGGCTATCACATTATTATTGAGTCTGATGGCGGCGTGTATCGCGGTCGCGCTGACACTACGATAGGTGCGCATGTCGCAGGCCACAATACAGGGAACCTCGGCGTGTGTTTGATCGGGCTTGATAAGTTTTCACGCGATCAGTTCGCATCTCTTTATTGGGTGATCACCGGATGGCAGAAGTCATACGGGATCACCGCCGATAAGATCTTCCTCCACAGCGAGTGGGATACGGCGAAAGCTCAAGGTAAGACGTGTCCCAATCTCAATAAGCTTGCGCTGATCGGGTGGCTTAAATCTCAAGACGAAAGCTTCATTACTTCGTACTTACTCGGCTAATGGTGGGTAGATGATCGTAGTACCGCTCATCATCGCCGCAATTTCTCCACTCCACTGACTTCTTACACACGTTACAGACTCGTACGAATCGGTCACGTTCAGGAAAAGACGCACCACACTTTAGACATCCATCCTTAGATGGTGTGGTGGTCTTCGTGTCGGTCACTTCGAGTGCTTCACCAAACTTCTTGCGCGTACCTGCGGGCATACTTAAATTGTCTAGGATGTGTGTAGTTTATGCAACTTTGGTCGCACGATTTGCACGACACAGATGGCACAAAACAGGGCTGGAAAAGCCATTCTACATGGGTAGTTAAACACTCCCCATGTGATGATGCCGCAGATGACTGAAAAGTATGGGCCGGTTTGATGCCAAGCCTTCCGCACGACATCGACAGTTGCCCATAAGAGCAAAGAAAATCCGACAACGCCAAGCTCGATGAACGCTTGCAGCCAGTCGTTGTGGTACCACAGCCACATATCAATCGCGGGACCACGCCACTTAGGTAGCATCGATTGCGTTGTGCCCAGGCCAAATCCAAATAGCTGCTGCGACAGCTCCCCTTTCGTCCAATGCTCAAGCCCCAGCTGCCACACACCGAATCGATTAGAGTTATTAAAGAACTCTATGCCGCGTAAGAATGGGTACATAATCGTACAGATGGTCACGGTAAGAAACCCGATAACGATGATGTAAGGCCGCGTTCGTTTTTCACGCTGTGCTACGTAGGCTAACGCCACAACGCTTAAGATGATCCAAGGCACAGAAGCATCAAGTAAGAATATCGCAACACATGACGTGAGAACAATCCCACATGCGCTGAGGGCGTCAAACGCATCATACGATTTCGTGAGCAAAAGTGGAACAGCGCATGCGATCAGGCATCCTGTCATACTAGGATTACCAATAAAAATACCGCGATCAAATACAGCGTATCCTAAGCACGCTTTGACTATCACACCGATGGCGACAAAAAGTGCTGACACACCAAGCGCCGTTCTGGCTGTGTATCTTCCGGTTGCTAGTGCGATAACGGTCACACTCAAGATACTGATTAAAGCGTAGGCTGAATTTCCGACGGCGTTTAAATTATACAGGCCATTTGTGTATGCAAACGCTACCACGCCACTTGCCAGCGCGTAGCCTAGAGCCAGCGCAATTGAGATTGGTCTTATTCTTGAGACCCCGATGACGACGGATAAAACAAGAAGCGCGCACCACGGGAAGAGCCATGTTTTATTCCAATAATTTATACCTGGCGCATACATTAAGACAGCAAACACGGACGCGAAGACCAAGCCATTCATTTAAAGTAGCCTTTCATAATCTGAAAGTGTTCCCCCCAAGTCGAAGGCTGTGTAACTAACGCGAACCCTTGACTCACACGGATCTTCCCCAGAATGTGTACCTGCAATGAATCGAGCTTACCCGTGTTGGTCTTCAGTTCAAGCGCGAAAAACTTCCCGTTGATACAACCGATGATATCTGGTACTCCGCGTCGAGAGCGCTCTTGCGTCTTTAAATAATAGGCCGTTTTAAAGTACTTAAGGTCTTTGAGAACCTTTTCTTTAAACGCTGTCTCGTCTTTCTTAGCCATCGTAAGTTTCCCCCAGCAAATCCTCTAGATTTTCTAGCCTTGTGAGCATCATGAATAACACACGCTCAAGCTCGATGCTCCACTGAAGCCCTTCACCACGTCTTAAATCTACTATCAATTCTCTAAGTTCTACTGTCGTCATGTAACCCTCGTATGTGCATGAGCACTGTGCCTTGCCACTCCCTGAATGATTGCTCAGTTTGGGGCTTGATATCAACACCATAAAGGAGTCTCCAAATGGCAAATCGTTATACTAGCGCTGATCAAGCTTTAAATGGAATTGACTGCGGGGAACTTGGTCCAAAAGGTAACCAGATACAGGGGGAGTTTCGTGCCGCTTTCAAGCCTGTATTGACGAATCTTTTCCAGGACCAAGTCCCCGCCGGCGTGCGCGAAGTGATCGTAGCCCAGCTCATTGACACGTCAATCCCTGCTGTCCTTCGTTTGATGAAAGAGCATCTAAACGTGAGAGCGGCTTAACGACGACTAGGGCGCAGGCTTTTTGGCATGGTCAGTCTGCGCTCTATCCATCGGCTGACCACGCCCTGAATGCAGGGCTTCAAAGGCCTGAGTCAGGGGGTTTTCTGATATATCCTTCAAGGCACGCTGTGCGGCCTCTTTCGCCTTGCGACTCGCCATCACTTCTTCTACCAAAGCCTTCGCAGTCTGCTTGATATAGTCAGAGCAAAACCACGAGTCGATGCTTCCGACCATGGAGTCCATGAGGTCTGAAAGCTCAGAGTCTGAGAGTTTATTTGTCATCTCTTCCTCTTAATTTTCCGCATCCTCTTCAATGTTTTCCCAACCCACGCCTCAGAAACTCCCACAACCATGCCAACCTCGCGCCCTGTAAACCCCATGACGGTCAGACACAACATCACTCGCTGATCTAGTTTCAGCTCATCTATCCATGGGTTTTCAGTTATAAACTTTTCAACCGAATCATCTTCGGGAGCTGCAGTTTCAAACTCAAGATGCGTTGTCTGAATTTGCGCCCCTACCGCGCCAAATGTTTGCCGTATATAATCAATCCACGCAAAATCTATTTTCTGTTTTAAACTTTTTCCTTCTAAAACTTTTATCGCAAGCCACTGAGCGAAATCTTCATTGTTGAATACGCGCATTGCTTGCTTGTGTCGCTTGATCGAAAGTTCTTTAAGATGCTTCCTTGTTACTTCGTGCCCACGGTTTAACCGTCTAACTTCTAATCTGCATACCTTACACCGACTTGCTAGATAGTGCTTACGACTACGATCGAAGTCAGTAAGCGGCTTTGATACTTTACAACGTGTGCATAGTTTCATTCCCTACTTTAAACAATCGCCGTTTAAAGCTCTATGCGCGCATAAGTCTGGGGGGAACTTGCGCTTCACTAACTGCGGCTTAGTCACGCACCCGCAAAGTATTGTGATGAGACAAATTGTCAAAACTAGTTTCATAAATCCTTTTGTTAAAAAGCGGCGGGCGCAGTATGGGTCTGCTTTAAAGATTCTCCGAGGCTGATACCAATCTGGCCGCCCCGCCCTTGGTCTCTTACCCGCCGCCTTACCACCTCGCTGGAAAATGCAACTTAACCTGCGAGGCAATCTTGAAATTTTTAAAGACGGCAAGCTGACTCCTCCCCCGAGAAAATCGCTTGCCGCCATACATGTAAGACATCCCCACATGAATACTTTTGTTACATCGACAAGGATCAAACCAACACACTACGCACATCTGAACACTTCCAAATCATGCATGTTTGGCCCCTTAAAAACAGACACGTCCATCTTCAAATGTTTCATACACCCAGCGGCGTCAATCATAAGCTGTCTCACCGGCGCAATCAAATGCTGATCACGGTGGTCCATTTGTAAAACAAGCTCATCGTGGATGGGGATGAGGCATCTTGTCGTCGGGCGTGCATTTTTGTGCAAAAATTTCAGGACATCCTCCATTGCGATGCGTAAGATATCAGCACACCCCCCTTGGATTCGGTAGTTGGGGTACTTGTACTCAAACCCTTTATCAAAAAAGAATCTTCGACCGATCCAATTGTACCCAAATGGCGCGGTTTTCGCGTAACGAATCAAGTCATACGAGTACCGCGATATCTTAGGAGAACTCTCATCAATCTCATCGCACACTCGCCTCGCGGTATCTTCAGGTAAACTCAGCATTTGCGCGATTTTGCGTACGCCCGCCCCATAAAGCTTAGCAAAACGCGCATTTTTTGCTATCCCACGCGGTACTTTTGCTGAATCTGCCACCTTTTGATGAAAATCCACGCCATTCATAATGTCATGTACCATTCCCATCTCACCTGCCTCGTCCACTATAAGACGCAGCTCCATCTGCGAGTAATCCATTGACACAATGTCACACCCTTCGGGGGCGATGAATGCGCGGCGAATTGGATATGCGCAGTCAGGGTCGTTAGAGTCATCAGGCCAATTTTGCACGTTTGGTTCAGCCGCGCTAAACCTCCCTGAGCCTGCACCTGCTTGCCTGATATTGGGGTAAATTACCCCACCGACATGGAGAGCTAGGAAGTTCTCCCAATACGTTGATGCGCGCTTGAGTGCTTCCCGATGATCTAGGATTGCGCCCACAATCGGGTGCGCACGGTGTGCTTTGAGCGAGTCATAGGAGAATGAATCCTTACCCTTTTCAGTGCGCTCGTACGGTATCTTAAGCGGCGCTAAGATTGGCGTCAAAGTTTTGGCGCTATCCACAAAGGGCACACCTGCCATAGATTCAAAAGCCGTCTTAGCGCGAAGGGCGCGGGTCTTCTCATACTCTAATGATGCCTCACAATAAGGGACATCAAGACGTAACCCGGCTGACTCCATCACAAATAAATTCTTTGTCGTTTTCATCTCAAGTGACACAAGGCCACTAATGCGCACGGGCGAGTTATTCTCCCACTCGCGAAACGTGTCGCACTGCTCTTTATAAAGGATGTAAGATAACCTAGCGTCTTGCTCAACGTATGGCACGATGAGGTCGTCAGGCGCTGCGTGATACTTGTGGTTATTTGCTTTCACCCACTCAGTCATCAGTACGTGCTTACTTAAACCTAGCCGCTCAGCGCACGCTTGAAGTGAGTAGCTTCGGTGGTTATTATGGAGCACCCTTGCCATCACTTCTGTGTCCCAGACGTGGCCTTTTATCTCAACGCCGAATTGTTCTTTAAAAAAAGCCATCTCAAACTTTGCGTTGTGCGCGAGGTAGCGAATCTTTGGATTTGATAGCAGCATCCCCAGCGCGTAGGCATCAGTGACGGCTTCCGTTAGTTTATAAGAAAAAAAATTCCCATCGATGCACACACCGAGTAGGAATGCTCGGTCACCTCGGCGTGCGTTGAGCCCGTTCGTTTCAACGTCGATGGCTATCGCGTCTGTTATCTGCGATGCGGCTTCGAGGCGGGCTGTGCGTATGAATTCTTCAGATGTAATTAGCATGATGCCTTAAAAAGAATGGGGAGCAGCCTTGGTTAACCACTCCCCCATTGATATAAAGTTTGGAAACTAAAACTTCATATCAGACGAACCACCAACGACGATAGGAGCTGCGACCTTTGCAGGTGCCTCTTTGTCCGCGTCGTCATCGACTTTATAGGTCATTGACTGCAACATATCGACCCACTTCGCTGCGACTTCCTGATGCTCAGACGTGAGTGGAGTACCTTTGCCTAGCTCAAAAATGCCGTACGTATTGGTCTCTTGTTTTTTCTTAGAAACTTTAAGCTCTAAAGATTGTGAGTATGGGAGTCTTCCAAGCGCTGCCATCTTAAATAGGTGTGTGGCGAGTTGCTTACCTGCTTGCATGGACGTGCGCTTAAAGCTCACCACGCATGGGAAAGCCTCACCTTTTTTCACGTCATTCAACAAAAGCACATGAAAATTCATACAAAGATCGCGGCGAATCGTAATCCCCTCTTCAACGCCATCCCAGGGTAGGTTAACGTTGGCAGGCGTCACAGCTTCTTGGCGCATAAATTCAGGCTGTCCACCTGACATGTCATAGATGCGCCAGGTTTTCACAAGCTTAAGTGGGATGATTTCGACTGGCGTATTTAAGCCACCGATGACTTCGAGAGTCTGCGAATTAATCACGTCGCACAACTTCGCTGCCCCGTCGCCTACAGACTCACTCGTATTTTGCATGAGTAGGAGCTTTGGAATGATCAGGTCAGAGCTTGTGATTCCTGAATCAGTCATTGCGTGTGACACTGAGACTGCGTTTGTTGGTTCTTTCATTGCTACTTGTGTTTCCATTTTTTCTTCTTTCTTTTGTTTCATTTTTTCTTGTTCCTTTTTCTGTAGTTTCTAGCATTAATGACAAACTACATCCCCTTTTTTCAAACTACCTCTAAAGAGTCTGTATGCCAATCTGTGTGCGTGCACAAGCGCGCGTTCACACGGAGCTGTCCGTAGCCAGTGGTGTCCACCGACCTCTTCCACAGCACGCAAGGCGTCTTTACATCAGGCACGACTAAACCGTAACTGAGGCGTCAAGCTAACCTCTGTCAGTCCTGGGATACTAAAATCCGCGTCCCCTCGCTCTTTTGCGGCTTCAAGCTCAGATTTGTACAAGCTATTCAACGTCTGACTGTTCACACTGATCATACTGTCAAATAACCCACGCTCACGTAGATATGCATAAAACATCTCCTTATGCTCAGGTAGCTTTGGAGTACGCACAGATGTACGATACGCCAAAACTACCTTGCCGCTTGGTGATGTAAAATTAGGTAACCCAGCCTCTACAAGCATTTCCATGACGATATTTTCCACTTTCTCCAATTCTTCACTTATTTCCTTTTTGATACGGGATGCGTTGGCCTCATCTTCTCTTAGTTTCGCTAGTTTATTTATTTCCTGATTCAATGATTCAATCGTAATACTCATGTCTTGACTCCTTAGTTTCTTATTTCTAACGTAACTATCATACTACGGATAGTTATACGGAGTCAAGCCCTTTTCGCCCACCCCAAGACAGCGTCCGCCACGTTCTGCTTATTGAGCAGCGCTTGGGCTATGACTTCATCGAGGGTGTCTTCAGCAACGAGATGGAAATGTGAGATTTTTTCGTGCATCTCTGACCCGCCTCTAAAGTTTCTTCCTTCGGATTGCAGGTGATCCTCAAGACTATATCCCCGTGTGTAGTAAATTGAGTAACGGCTTTCCGTAAGACTAACTCCGACGCCCCCACATCGAGGATTCGCGATAATAACCTGTGCAGCTCCGCGACAGAACGACTCGATGGACTCTTGCTTTTGTCCGGCACTTTGCTCTCCTGTTAAAAACACATACTTAAGCTTAAGCCTCTCACACACCTTAGCTATCGCGGCATACGTTGGCTGAAAAACAGACCAAATAATAGTCTTCTCACCATTTATTGTCTCAAGCAACTCCTCTAGCGCATCAAGGCGAGGATTCTCCTTACACCACACAGGCAAAGATGGCAGCTCTTCTGGGACTAAAAATCCTGCTATAATCTGTTGAAGCCTTAGCGTTTTTACCATCGCGAACTCAGCGGCCACAACAGTGCCTTCTAGCTCTGCGACAAACTGCTCAGCCATGCTGTCATACGTCTTACGCTGCTGGGCTGAGAGCTGCACGGGCACCGTTACGCGCACAAGAGGTGGTAGGTCTAGACACTCTGACTTCTTTGCCTGCACTGACGCGCGCCCTATAATGTCGCCGAGGTTTTTTGCTGCATTCGGTAATGGATGCCAGTCAGGGAAATGAATGTGGCGTGGCATGTATGCATTTTTGTCATAGAAATACCTACGCTTAAACTCAAAGAAGTTACTCCCAAATATACTGTGATCAAGCGCCTTAAACTGCCCAAATATGTCGAGCATGCTGTTTAATATCGGTGTACCTGTGAGTAAAAACCGACGCCGTGCCGCATACGCTAACGGGTAAATTGCCTTCGCACGCACTGATGTAGAATCTTTTAGACGCTGAGACTCATCACACACAAGGATGTCAGGTGACCATTTAAGTAACAGCGCATAGAGCGCTTTATTTTGGATCGCTTCATAGTTCGTAACAACAATCGCTGGCTTTTTAGAATCAATAATAGCCTGCAGCGCGACTGTGCGCTTAACCCCCGTGCCTGTGAGCACATGGATATGCTTTTCATCAATCTTAGAAAACTTCGCAAACTCTTTTTTCCACTGCGGGCACACAGATAGCGGCGCAAATATCAGCGTGTTTTGAATACTTTGATGCTTTGTGTATTCTTCACGCAAAATATAAATAGTCGTCGCGGTTTTCCCAACTCCCACATCGTAAAAAAGAGCTAAGTTTGTCTTACTTCGAGCTGCAATCACACCGGCTTGCTGATGCTTCCACAGCTGATCAAACGTGACAGACATTACTCGAGCACAATCCCAAGCACAGCTCGTGCAGGCCCAACACCATAGCGACCACGGTGGAGTAATTTTCTTTTGTACTTCGATGGCAGCCCACGCGCAAAACTGTTGATTGAAATCTGACTAGGGCCAAGATGATTCACGCGCCGCCATCCACGGTAAGCCGCGAGGATATCGCAGATGTACGCATGCCCATCTTTTTTCTCTCTCGTTCGTTCCATTATAAACATTGTTATACTGTCCCTTTCGTTCCAAAACTTTTTACGTGTTGCGTGGTCTTTGCTAAATTCGGTCATGACTTGCTACTCCTTCTTGATTGGAAAACTTTGCAAACTTATACGCGCGAGTGCGGTGCCCGTGATGCGTTGTTGAAAAACTCCCATCGGCTCTTGTAAAAATAAAATTCGTGAGCACCCTACCAAAACTATAAATGTTCACTGTATGCTTAATCCCACTGACTTCAGACCATTGCTTAAACTTGACGTAACAATCCGAAATATGCACAATATCATTTGGCGATGTTGTAACTTCTATTTCTTCCTTCGCCCAATCCATAATGGGGTTACCAGCTGTCAAAAACGCAGTCTGCGCTTTTAAATGTTCTTGTGAGTCACGCGCGACAAAAAACTTCCCGTCATTATCGTTAATCTTCGTTTGTATCCTGCGCACAAGCATGGATAATATCGCGGGCACTTCGGACTTGAGCCTATCTTCCACACTCGGATCTTTTTTCGTGATCATATGATCAAACGGTATGACAACAAGTCTGCGTTTAATCGACTCACCACCTTCATGAAACTTCGGCACACGATTGGCCGAAAATATCAGCTTTGCCTGATTATGAAACTTGTATCCTTGCTGATTTTTTCTCTCAGCACTCATCTTGCCACCGGCTGACATGTTTTTAAGCGTATTTAACTGCTCTGAATCAAGGTCACTGCCAGATGCCTCTTCACAGAGATTGACAAGCTTGCCTTCTAAGTTTGCGGGCTGAAATCTATTCCTAGTTAACTGGTCTATGTTAATTGCCGAGTAATTTAGCTCTCCAACCATCGCGCCAATCACGTTAAGAAGCGTCGATTTACCGTTAGCCCCTTCGCCAACAAAATATGTAAACAGATGGTCATCAAAGCTTGGCCATAAGCAGTACGCCATGATGTCAAGTAAGCTTTCGATGAACTCAACTCGACTCATCGTCACTTGGTCTAGCCAATCAAGGAAAAACTCACTCGTAAGATTTGCCGTGTAGTCATACGGCAACACATATTGAAACCCAACAGTCGGCGTATGCGGCAAAAATTGCCCAGTCACAATATCAAGCATCCCGTTTCTACAGTTAAGCTTGCCCTTTATAGATTCATTGAAAAGATGCTCTTCTGCTTTTTGCCCAATGGACCCTGTCACCTTGATGCGAGCTAAAAACTCATTCCTGTGCATCTCTCGCACGTCATCGTTAGGCACAACTGTCTGATCAACCCACGCTTTCACGCGAAGAGGCTCCACTGGCACATAGTGCGTGCGATCAAACACAAGCATGCGCTCACCCATGCCGGTGATGTATGAGTTCTTTCGTATATAGAGCTTCTCTATGTCAGAATAATTAGGGTGCGTGCGCTTACCTTTTTTGTCATACACCCAGTACCCGTTAGCGTCAGAGCCAATATGCTCAGGTCCCTTGAGTGCAAGCGGTGTTGGTATCTTTGCAAAGTGCGGGCAATCACTGCACCCACCCCAGCGTGTGTTGATCGTCTCGCAGGTGCGCGAGCCATAACGCTTACTTTGTGCCCACTTATCTTCAAACACAGCCCCGGCAAGGCTTGCCGAGGCACTTGCCCCATCAAACACGCGCCTGCCTAACGACTGTGGATCGTACTCCACTTCGCCAACTTTAACCTTCGATGCTGGCTGCACCGTTGAGAGCAGCGAGAATAGATCAAACGCATGCGGCTCATGCACCTCGTTTGGGTGATTCACTGCCCACTGCATGAACTGGCAGCCAGTAAACATCGCCTCAAAGTCAGGATGCGGGTAGTGACGTCGTATATCCTCGGGACTTACATTCTCCTCGCCTGCCTCTTTAAGCCCTGAGATCTTAAATAAGTCGATCTCCAAGACAGCCGTCGCTAACTGTATAAGCTCACAAGGTGAGTCAGGTTTATTACTCTTCTTATTTATGGTGCTTGGTAGCCTAAGCACACGGGCTGGCTCAAATATCGATGTGTCCACTTTATCGACAGTCAGCCCTGACTCACGAATGAGCGTGTTTAATTTGAAACAAACTTCGCCGTATGCTAATTTATTTTTCTTAAAATACCCCACATCTCGTATAGGTGTCTTAAGATTTACAAGCAGGTGTACGCCGTTGCCACTATTGACCACAGTGATTGACTGGCTTGCAATATCAAGGATAGATGCCAGATGCGCTGCGTACTCAAGCGCGCGCGTTTGGTCTGTTGTGTCCAAATCCCACGCAAGCACTGTTTGATGCGAAAACGTAGCGTAAGTACGTTGCGGCGTGGGGGATGTATCAGCGCCACTATGATGAGCTAACGTGTAGAATAAATTGTAATGCTCATCTACGGGTAGCTTTGCTAACGTGTCCGCCAGATGCGTAAATACGCTAGTAATATTATGTAGATGAATTGGTTGATTGGGTAGCGGTAGGACAAACCCACCACGCTGAGCGATGATCTGAATCATAGGCAAGCGTCCATCTTCGAATCAAACAACGTCAGGGGGGGTACGTCAGGTGTGTACTTCCCACGACGTAGGCAACCAGCAAGCGCCCACGCAAAATCCGCCCCGTTAAATATAAACTCCATCGCCCCGAAATAATCCTTTGCAAATACCCGCGCCTCTTCTAACTCTTTAGTTAGATCGTATGTACTCATTGATGCCATCCCCTGCCCCATTGCGAAATTGTTGGATGACCAACGTAACGGTACGGTGTGGAAGTGGTCAAGCCAAACCTCACGACAATACGCGCTGTAAACATCATTAGACTATGAGTAACATACACCTAATGGACAGCTGTAGACCTCGCAAGAATGGCCTCCATAGCCTGATTACAACAATCCTCGCATATCTCCTTACCCTCGGCGAAAATAATCATCGTGTGTGTATCCATGCAATCATCAGGATATGCGCAGTCACAATAGCCTGCCTCGCAAGCGTTACACCAAAATATTGATGGTGTTGGTGGGATCATCTGTCACCTTCCCATGCATATTCAGCTGCCATCATGTGCCGCTCATTGTAAAACTCCGCCACCGCCACAGCCGCCACCGCCACAGCCGCCGCCGCCTCCGAATCCGCTACCGTCTCCGCTACCGTCTCCGCTACCGTGTCCGTCTCCGTATCCGTATCCGTATCCGTATCCGTATCCTCGCCCGCCTCCGAATCCGCTACCGCCACCGCCACCGCTACCGCCACCGCCACCGCCACCGTCTATTACGCCACCGTCTCCGCCACCGTCCATTACGCCAGTCATTGTAAAACTCCGCCACCGCCACCGCCACCGTCTATTACGCCACCGTCTCCGCTACCGCCGCCGCCTCCGCTAC